GGGATCTTTACATCAGAAGATGCTAAGAAATTAAATAAAATGATTTTCGAAACAATCTACTTCGCAGCTATCACTGAAAGTATGGAGTTGTGTAAGTCAGGTGAATACAAACCTTACGCTCACTTTGAAGGTTCACCAATGTCAAAAGGTATTTTCCAATTTGATATGTGGGGATTGGATTATGAAGGATTAGGTGGTTTATGGGATTGGGATAGTCTTAAATTAGAAGTATCTAACCATGGAGTATGTAACTCATTATTTACAGCTCAGATGCCTGTGGCGTCTTCAGCGAAAATTACAGGTTCATATGAAATGACAGAACCAGCTCACTCAGCAATCTTTAACAGACGAGTTGTTGGTGGTGAAATCATGATTGTAAACAAATACTTAATTAACGACTTTGAGAAGATGGGTATTTGGTGTGAGGATTTGAAAAATGAAATCATCTTAAATGAAGGGTCAATTCAAAACATCAACTTCAACAACTACCTTGATACTGAAGACAAAAACTATACTAAGAAAGTTAAAAGAATTGAACACTTGATTAGTAAGTACAAAACAATTTGGGAGATTTCACAAAGAGAATTGATTAACATGGCGGCTGATAGAGCACCGTTTATCGACCAATCACAGTCAATGAACATTTATATGGCTAATCCAACATTGTCTAAGATTACCTCATCACACTTCCACTCATGGGAAAAAGGTTTAAAGACATTATGTTATTATGTTAGAACCAAAGCAATTTCAACAGGAGCTAAACACTTGGCGGTTGACATATCAAAAGTACAACAACCTAAAGTTAAAGTTGAAACACCTAAAGTTGAGTTACACGAACTAACACAGAAACCTGAAGACAGTCCTTTTGAATGTTTTGGATGTAGTTCCTAATTTGAAAATCCCGACACAATCGGGATTTTTCATTTTTAATCTATTTAAAGAAAAATAGATAGCATTATATTTATTATTATGGCAGATGGAATTACTTATGGTATAAATTTTCCCTTTAGGGATTCTAGACGTGGTGATTATTTAGAACTTACAGAATTAGAATCTCAGGAAATTAAAGCCGACTTGATACATTTATTATTAACAAGAAAAGGTTCAAGATATTACTTACCTCAATTTGGTACAAGACTATATGAATTCCTTTTTGAGCCATTTGATGGTTTAACATTTAATGCGATTGAATCCGATATTAGAGATGCAATTGAAACATTTATGCCAAACTTGTTGGTTAATAGTTTAAGTATCACACCAGCAGACGCCCAAGAAGAAGTTGATATTGCAACAGGACAAAATATCGTAGGTTCAAGTGAATCATCAATTTACAGATTTCCTGGTAAAGGTACATCTGAATATACTGCAAAAATAAGATTAGATTACTCAACCAACGGGTCAACATACGGACAGAGTGATTTTGTAATTATCAATATTTAATATAAATGGCAAATAATAGAATATCGTACGCTACTAGAGATTATCAGTCAATTAGAACTGAACTCTTAAATTATACAAGAACATACTATCCTGACTTAATTCAGGATTTTAATGATGCATCGGTATTCTCAGTATTTATCGATTTGAATGCAGCAATTGCGGACAACTTACATTACAACATTGACCGAAGTGTACAAGAGACAGTATTACAATATGCGCAACAAAGGTCATCCATTTACAATATAGCCCGAACTTATGGTTTAAAATTGCCAGGACAAAGACCATCGGTCGCCTTAGTTGATTTTTCAGTTACGGTTCCTGCATTTGGTGATAAAGAAGATGAGAGATATCTTGGTACTTTATTAAGAGGTTCACAAGTTGTTGGTGCGGGGGTTGTATTTGAAAATGTTTATGATATTGATTTTGCGTCACCGTACAACGCTCAAGGTTTCCCAAATAGATTGAAGATTCCTAATTTTAATTCTAACGGAATACTTGTTAACTACACAATTACAAAAAGAGAAATTGTTGTTAATGGAATTACCAAAGTATTCAAAAGAGTTATCAGTGCAAATGATGTTAAACCCTTCTTTGAATTGTTCTTACCTGAAAAGAATGTGTTAGGTATTACAAGCGTGTTATTAAAAAACGGAACTCAATATACAAACATACCAACCACAGCCGAATTTTTAGGTGCTGAGAATAGATGGTACGAGGTGGATGCATTGGCTGAAGATAGAGTGTTTATTGAAGACCCGACCAAAGTCTCAGACCAACCTGGTATCAAAGTAGGTAGATATATTCAAACACAAAATAGATTTATTACTGAATATACTCCTGAAGGATTTAAGAAAATGACTTTTGGTGGTGGTACGAACACTGCTCAAGACCAATTGAATCAATTCACGACTTTAGGTACAACATTAGAATTACAAAAGTATTCAAATAACTTCTCATTAGGTTCAACACTAACACCTAATTCAACATTGTTTATTCAATATAGAGTTGGTGGTGGTTTGGCGACAAACTTGGGAACTAATGTAATCAATCAGATTGGTACGGTATCTTTCTTTGTTAATGGTCCTTCAGAAACAACAAACTCTGCGGTAATCAACTCATTAAGATGTGTTAACGTAACTGCCGCGGTAGGTGGAGCAGGACTTCCATCATTAGAGGAAATTAGAAATTATGTATCATTTAACTTTGCGGCTCAGAAAAGAGCAGTAACAGTACAAGATTATGAATCAATTATTAGAAACATGCCAGCTCAATTTGGTGCACCTGCAAAGGTATCCATTACTGAAAACGACAATAAAATTTTAATTCAAATATTATCTTATGATACGTCAGGTAAATTAACAAATATTGTGTCAAACACTCTAAGACAGAATATTGCCAACTACCTATCAAACTATCGTATGATGAACGATTACATATCAATATTCAGTGCTGAGGTTATTGACTTGAGTGTTGATGTTTCAATTGTTTTGGACTCGGCACAAAATTCAGGACAAGTAATTTCAAGTGTTATTGATAAAGTATCTGCGTACTTTAACCCACAAACAAGACAATTGGGTCAAAACGTATATCTGTCGGAGATTAGAAGTATTATTCAAAATACAAATGGGGTGTTAACAGTTGCGGGATTAGAAGTGTTCAATGAGGTTGGGGGTCAATACTCTTCAGCTGAAACATCAATGGAATATTCAGACCCAGAACTTAAATTAATTGCTCCTGTTGACGACACAATCTTTGCTCAACCATCTCAGGTATATCAAATTAGATATCCTGGTAAAGACATCCGAGTTTCAGTTAAAAACTTCCAATCAATTACTTTCTCTTAACAAGTTTATTTATTTTTACTTTAAGTTATTATTTAATTACGTGCGTAAACTTTAAAAATAATGCATAAACTATTTATTAACTAAAGAGATTAATGGGTCAATCATATAGAATAAGGACTGAGTTAGGTATTAGTAAAACTATTAATGTACAGTTAGACCAAGAGTTTGAACAGTTAGAGATTTTATCTTTAAAAATACAACAGGAGGATATCTACATAAGAAGTTGTGCTGATTACGGAGTAATTGTTGGTAGGGTTACCGCTAACAACGGATTCGGATTACCCAATGCTCGAGTGTCTATATTCATCCCAATTACAAATATTGATGAATCAAACCCAATAATTTCAAGTATATACCCTTACAAATCCCCAACAGATAAAAATGAGGATGGTTATAGGTATAATTTATTACCTTATGAAAAATCATATTCCGCTCACGCCGCTACAGGTACATTACCATCAAGATTAGATGCGTTGACGGGAAATACCGCGGTTGAAATATACGACAAATATTACAAGTTCACCGCAAAAACAAATGATAGTGGGGATTATATGATTATGGGTGTCCCACTTGGGTTTCAAACTGTGGTAATGGATGTGGACTTATCTGATATAGGTGAGTTTTCATTAACACCACAAGATTTAATTAGAATGGGGTTGGCAACTGAATCACAAGTTGCTGGTAATAGATTTAGAAGTTCAAATGATATTAACTCATTACCTCAAATTATTAACTTAGTTAAAAATTTAGAAATTTCACCACTATGGGGTGACCCTGGTATTTGTGATATTGCAATTAATCGACTTGATTTTGATTTAAGGGATGATGCCAATGTTAACATACAACCCACATCGGTTTTCATGGGTTCAATATACTCCACTTCTGATGAATTTAGAGTTAAACGAACTGCAAGACCAAAAGATAACATGGGTAATTTGTGTTCTCTACAGACAGCACCTGGTCAAATTCTTGCAATAAGACAAACAATATATCAAGATAGTGATGGAAATCCAACATTAGAAGAATATGAATTAGAACAATCAGGTAACGTTATTGACGGAGATGGAACATGGTTAACAGAATTACCAATGAACTTGGATTATTATATTACAAATGAGTTTGGTGACAAAGTGTTATCTAATGACCCTGATATAGGTATACCAACAAAGGGTAAATATAGATTTAAAATTAAATGGACCCAACCAACCGCACTAACGGAGCAAACAAGAAGACCTTATTACTTGGTTCCTAACGTTAGAGAATATGGTTGGTCAAATACTGAAAGTGACCCAGTAAATTCTGGTATTTCATCGGTTCAAAAACGATTAGCGGGTTCATATTATTTTGGTTTAGATTGGACAGGTTATACTAATGTAAACGCGGCGATTGCTTGTGAAGACACTTTTTATCAATTTGACTATAATAAAGTGTATACCGTCGCTGGACTTATAGATGAATTTAAAAATGGTGGTAGAGGTAGATTTATTGGTATTAAAGAAATTGATAGTAATGATTGTGATGCGACAATCAACAAATTTCCAGTAAATGAAGGATTTAGAAATTTTGACTTAATTTACTTTTTATTTTCAATATTATTTACAATCATACAATATATTGGGATTCCCATATTAGTTGCGTATCATATTGTTGCGTGGATTAAAAACTTATTTAATAATAATTTATTAAAGATTTTGTTATGGCCGCTTTGGTTATTAACGTTACCTATACGTTTATTAGTTCCAAATATTGATTATATAAAATTACCAATGATTACATATCCTGAATGTCAGGCATGTAACTGTGGAGATACTAAATCCCAATCAACTAATACCCCAAATATTGCATCTCTTTTATCAACACCAATTGAAACGGGAGTATTAACTCAAGTCTCTAATTCACAATTATATTACAATAAATTAACTGAACAATTTAGTACTGATTTAAGTACTACAATTTCACAAGCAATATCAACTAATAGTGCACAACCTAATAATCCACAACTTTTTAAAACAGCTAAAAGTTCACCTGTAAACTTTTTTGAATACTCAATTCAAAAACAGACCTTACCTATTGGTGAGAGAATAAATGTGTTTAACACTAGAAATAAATATTTTGAAGGTGTTAATAAAATTAAAGTAACTTTTGCATCTGAAAATAACTTAACATATCACTACGATAATACATTAACGGTATTATCAACACAAAGTTTTCCTGCGGGTACCTTGTTGAGTTTTATCGCTCCTGAAAAAACTACAGATAAAAATTATTTATGGAGTGGTACTACGCCATCGGGAGCCGTTTTAAAGGGTATTAATGGGATTATTCAAACTAATGAGTTTACGATTAATGTTGAATATGCTGACCCATCAAATACAAATAATAATTTAAATACGGTATATACAATACCTGCACAAACAAATGTCACTTGTGTTGATAGTATCACCGTTGATGTTACAAGTTTGGGTACTATAATATACGGTGATTGTTCAGGTGGTAGTAATACTTATGATGCGTTATCATTGGGTGTACAAACAATAACAAATGATAATTGTATTACGTTAGGTACATTTAACGGTACTGCAACATTTAATTTAATTAATAGTGGAAACACTTGCCAAAGATATACTTACCCATCAGATATTGAATACTATCAAGTATTGACCGCAATTACTATTACAACAACAACTGTTAATGGTGTTACAATACCTATTGTGCCAAATTCTGCTAATTCTGGTGGTTTTTATGAAGGGGTATTAAGACAAAATAGTATTATTGAAAATTACGAAAAACAAATTATTGGGTATCCTGGAAATGCCGCAACTTTAGAAAGTACGGTTACTTTGAATCCTACCGATTATATGGATGGATTCACGGACCAAGTAATATTAATTTTACAAAGAGGAGTTGACCCATATTCCCCATTATTAACCAATAAATATTCTATTGGTACTTTGTTTGGTACAGATGAAAATGATGTTAATTGGACATTTACCGCATCGACAAGGGTTAATATACCCATACAAAAAATACCAAATGGTTCCCCAACTTCGGTACCTCAACACAATACTCAAAATAATATTTATTTCCAATCACATTTTTATACCCCTGGTGTTGTGGGGTCTACCACACCAGGTTTACAGTATTCGTCATACACTACAAGCAATGTTGGGTACTATGGCGCACTTGATGGAATTTCGACAAATAGGTATGTAGTAGTTCCTGGTTCAACATATAACTCTTCTTCCTTTATTAATCAAACTCCAGTGTATGGCACATCTAAAGGGGTGTCAACTAAAACTACAAACGTGTATTATGAAAGTGCTGTTTCAGTAAATGATTATGATATTGCTGAGGATTTATCAGGAGGTGCAATATTGTTCGGTAACCCTTTAACTGAATATCCTGCAACCACATCTACACAAGTAAGTTATAGTCCGTTTGGTACGATTTATTTTAGTCCTATTTTATATCCATCATTAACAGGGGCTAGTCAACTTAATATTACAGGATACTCAAAAAATGTGATGAGAACTGATAGACTACCGTCATCGGATTACATTGATAGTAATAATTTAAGAGGTAATGTTAGTTTATTACAACAAAATCTTGGGTTTGCTGTTTATGCGTATGATAATGAAGGAGTGGAGTATATTGCACCAGGATTTTCAACAGGAGCTTCTCAGGCAACCGCAAATATTGATGGACAATTAGCATCTATAAACGTTATTGAAACTTTAGGTAGTTGTCAGAATTTGGTTGGTTTAGGATGTTATGAAGGTGACGGAACAACTTTTGGAATTAAATCAAATTGTTCAGATGGTGCTACGGTTGAAGCTGGTTGTTATATCTTTGTCCAAGACCCTTTAAATGATTTAATAAAAGATATTAAAAATTTCGCTGAGTGGGGTTACAGATTTAGATTTTTCTATGGTTTATGTCGAGGAGTTCTATCACAAACCTTTACGAACAATTGGGTTAATGGTTCCTTGTATATGTTCCCAATCCAAGTGGATACTTATTTTAATGATAAAAACCAAGCATTACCACCTGAATTTGTAAAAGAATTGGTTTATTTTGATAGTGATACTAATAATTTTTACTATCGAAGTTCACCATATCTTTCAGGTTCAACGACGCAAAGATTTATTGGAAGACCAACCACAGGTTTAATTAGACCAACTAATCAGAGAAATTTATTATTCCCAACAACAATTATTAATTTGGGTATGAAGGATGATTTTTATGGCGAAATAAATTATGAACCATCATCCAAAGGGTATATAATGAACAATCTAAACCCTACTAGTTATTCTGATACATCTGATTTGGTTAATTTGTTTGTAATTTCCAGAATAACTAATAGTAAATTTTTATTTGGTTTACCTACTAATCAAGATAATAGTTTAAATTCGTTATTTACTCGTGATGGTGATAATAGAAGAATTGACGGTGATTTGGCTCAGAGTTTGTCTATTAATTCTGAGTTTGGTGTAATACCATTTTCACCTGAATTTTATAGTGTTAATGGAACTTCTTCCGACCCAGTGGTTATTTTAGGTCCTCCAACTTCACCAACAATGGGTATTTTCTTTTCATCAACCACGTTTGATTTACAAAATAAAGATTATTTAACTCCAGGGGTTATTAACTTTAGACCGACACCTGGAGCTAATGCAATTACATATCCATATGGAATTAAATCACAGTATGTGCCATTCTATCAATGGGAGTTAAAACAAGAATACACTCCAAATATTTTTGGTTCTCAATTTAATAATTGGAAAACAAATCAAGATTCTAATATTAATGTTAGTGGTATTTTTGGGTTTAATTATCAATCTTTAGATAGAAGAAATATTGACCCACCAACTTATTTTGTTGGTTCTAATAATACTAATGATATATACCAAAGAGGGTATATTTTTAATGTTAACTCAAGTGGTGGTTATTCATATAGTATGGGAGGTATCCCATCAAGCAAATTTTTAGTTAGTGCTCCATTCCATTTTTACTTTGGAATTAAAAAGGGTCTGACGGCATTGGATAAATTTAAAACAAAATATTCGATAAGTGAATAAGTATACTATCATACCAAGTAGTCAGGAATATAAGTCGGCTCCATTTGTTGACCAAGATATTAGTGTGACTTTAGAACAACAATCACAATTAATTGTTGAATATGACCGAAGTCAAAGTATTAATCTTGCACAGGTTTTTGATGATGAAAGACAGGCTAGTTCAACATTTAGACCAACCTTTAAAGTAAACTATATCTATGCGAATACATACACTGGTACTACAGGATATATCCCATTTAGAAATAATTTATTTTATATTGACCCAATACAATCTACGGTTAATGGTATATGGAAAGGATTTCCTCAATTCTACGAATTTGATTTTTATAGACCACGAATAACTGACCAACACATTGATTACAAACCAAAAAGTGCTTACACATACAATTGGACCTATTATATTAGTCATGCTTATAGTAATGATAGTACAAAACAACTATCATATGAGTTAAATAATAGTTCGTATGATTGGATAGCGTCTGAAGGAATACCGTTTTCGATTATTAATAGAACTCAAAATGGAAGTAATGTAATATCATTTCAGTGTATTGCTCCTCATGGTTTATCGGTTGGTGAATATGTTGAGCTATCTTTCTTTTATAACCAAATAAACTTATTCCAAGTATATTCTTTAGGTAATAATGAATTTGATAGTGAGGAATATATTTTCAGTATTTATAATTTTGGGTATACAGGTACAACATTTGCTAATGGGGTTACAGGTATATTTAAAAGGGTTATTAACCCTGATAACATTACCGAAACAAAATCTGAATATTATATAAGACAACATAAAATATTAACAGATGTTGATGGTGTGGTAATAACCAAAAATGGATTTGAAAAGAACGTGTTTGGTGAAGAAAAACAATTTGAATATAGTTCGATAACTCCAAATAACGTATCAATTC